ATTGGTTTTCTTCTTGGATGTTGACGCGTTTACCTGGGAAGCGTTCTTCGATGGTCTTGATACATCGGTCGTAGTCTTCTCTGGTTTCAGCTTTACCGAGCACACCAAAGTCTACGGCAGCGAACGAGCCTGGTCCGTCGCCTCTGATGGAGAAAGTGATACCGCGAAGGTCGACTTCCCGAGAACCGCCGCAGTCGTGACACTTTGGTGGGTCCTCTCCGCGGGTATATAGACAGTCGACCTCCACGGAGTCACAGGGACGACAGATAACATCATTCATAATCCACGCCATCAGAGACCGTCCTCAGATTTGTCGATGTAGCCGCCAAACCTTGCGAAGGAATCAAACGGTTCAAACGGTTCGAAGGTGCCGGGGGCATCAGACTCTTCGAGGGTTTTTCCTATCCGCTCTCTTCGGCCAAGGTAGCTGGGGGGCTCATCTTCGGCCTCGTAAGATTCGGCTTCTGCTGCGAGGAGGTCAGGTGTGAACAGCGCCGCATTTGAACCTACCGTTCCCAGCAGTATTGCTTCGCGGGCCAGGGCTTCGTCGCTGAGCACTTCCGGTGGTACTTCGGGGTCTTCTCCTCCAGAGTCCTCTCTCTCTTTCTCCCACGTCTCCCTCATTCTCAGTTGATCCAGTATCTCCCTGATGCGCGAGAAGCTGGCGTCATAGAGGGGTGGTGTCGTGTGGGTTTTCTTGCCTGGTTTGGGTGTTGTCCCGTGACCGATAGGCAGCACGAACTCATCCCCTTCTTCTGGTGGGATGACTGTGATGCCTTCGGTGGTGATGTTGGTGACGGAGCCTTCGGGCAACTCATCTCCGATCTGGATCTTTCGTGTCCCTCGGGCGCCTCCAGGCACACCGTAGTCATACTCTGACTCGATGATGGCGTAGGGGTCTCCAGTCGCGGGGTCTTTCATGTGTGACGCTGTGACTCGATAGTTGGCGACTGCTTGAGGGGTCGACTTTCGGAGAGCCAACACTTTGCCGTCGTATTCATTTGCCACGGTCTATCCCTCGCCAACTGATGGTGGGAACAGGATGCCTTTGAGTGCCATCTTTACTCCGTCTTCCAGCGCCACTTACCTTCTCGCGCTGGCTTCAGTAAACCCATGTATTCATCAAAACTAATGATCTTCCCATTCACCAAAACACCCTTGATATGTTCCGGTGGAATCGTGCGATTGAGTACCCTACCATATGTCGTCGCTTTTCTTCCTTCCCCAGAAAGACCCTTGGATACCGTCTGTGCTGCCTCGCTCAATCCCTTCGAAGCAGACAAAATGGTTTCATAGTGAAGCCCAGGAACCGAACGAGCCTTTGTCGGAAGTTCGACAATAAATGTCACTGGCGCACGCCCAATCCAGTAATTGGTACCACGGCCACCGCTCTTGGCGGTCGCCATTTCAATCAAGCGTGCTCCCAAATCCTTTCCTGATGAAACACCGCCATCGCCAATCGCATGCATAAATGGAACCACACTCCCCCCCTCCCTTTGACGAAACATGATCCCATGCTCACCAACGCTCTTGGAAACATCGTGAACACCACCAGCCCGGTGTATGCGGCGGGCTTGGTGGCCGCCACCAACTGAATGAGTAAAATATGAGTACCCAGGCCGTGTCAAGCCTTCCATGCTCTTGCTAACCGAACGGGCAGTTGCAGCTTCCTGAAGGACTTTACCCGTCAATGCCTTTGCTTCGTCAGGACGTAAACCGCGACTTCGATACATCTTCTCCAACACGGGCCGAAATAGCCCTGACTTATGGGCATAAGCACCCGCACCCAACCCGCCGCCAGCCAAAGCCATCGTCAAAGCCGCTCCCGCAGGGTCACCGCGAAGCGTTCTAATACCAGCATACACAGCGTCACTGGCTAATGTCGGATCAGCAATAGAAGAAAAAGCAGTTGTAAGTTCAGCCGCATCCAAGACCAACTCAGGATCACGCGCCGGATCCCCGGCTGTTGGTGGGACCATCCCTCCCGGCTCTCCGAATGCTTTTGTAGCCAAAGCACCCGGAGCCTCAGGAACCTGAGAAGTAAAACTCTCATCAATCGAGCCCTTCCAGGCAGCCTCTTGATCAGGGCTCATGCCTGCTGGCGACAAGAATCCCTTGTATTCTTCTCGCAAAGCATTGGGCTCGTCACCGGCTTGAGGGACCGACTTTCTCAACTCCAGCATCTTGCCGTCGTATTCGCTCGCCATTACCACTTCACCTTGTCGGCCCAGTAGGCCGCGCTCATCTTACCTTTTTTGATGTTCTTGCCATGACGGGATTTGAAGCTGGCACGCTTCTTCTTCATACGATTCGACTCACCCTTTTTCGGGTCACCTGCGGTCTTGGCTCCCTGCTCCCCGAAGCGAATCAGCTTCAGTTGACTACCGTCTTGTGCCAAGACGACGTGACTCTTGGTTGGGTGGTCCGGCGTTCGCTTTGATTGGTTTGCGCCCTTCAACCGATGTTTTTTGAGCAGCGCTGCTTTACGCAGGCGGTCTCGTTTTGACAGCGACATGGCCTACGCCTCACCACTACGGATGGGGGCACCACCGCCCGCAGGCATCGCTTCTTCTGGTGCCGCGCCTCCGGCCCCGCCTGCCACCTGGTCTGCGAGCGCCGCCGCCTCTTCCGGTGGCAGTTGCGCCATCACTTCTTGTATCTGCGCCATTTGTTGCGCTTCCATCGCAGGTCTACCTGCTGCCGCCCCTCCGAGGCTCCGCTGCGCCTCTGCCGCTTGCGCCTGCTGCGCCGCTGCCTGTTGCTGTGCGATCAACTCTTCTTCGGGGATCATGATTCGCCCGGGTAGCCCCAGGTTTGTCAGAATCTCTTCTGTGAGTCGTCGTAGATCAACGTTCGGGTTTTCTGCGAGGTAGGGCAGCATTTGGATGAGTGTTTCAGCCATCATGCCGGGGTTGCGGCGAATGGGGTTGTAGCTGACCATCTTGAAGTCGACTTCGACGTCTACGAGGTCTCCATGATTGAGTTCTGCCCACTTCCGGTTACCGGCGATTCGGACCATGCGGGTTTCACGCATGTACTTCTTGCAGAGATAGAACGCTTTCTTGGCTACATCTTCCAGGGCATCGTTGAGGTGACCTTCTCGAGTAGCCAATCGGGTACGTAGCTGAGCATCGATGATGGCCATTTCGGTCGCGGTTCGCGCACCGACTACCTGGCCTCGGGCGGCTTCGGCCAGCGCACTAATGAAGGCGGCGTCATCCTCTTGCCGAGCGACGAACTCTTTGACGCCTTCGGGGTTGTCCGGCATGGGCATCTCGTAGAACAGTGTCGCCAATGTTCTGAGCGCCTCGCTGTTGGACGGGTTGATTCCGATGAACGATCCGGCTGAGGCTTCGACCGCCTTGTTGAGGTCTTCTTCGGTGATGCGTCCTGAGTCGTACATGATTCGCGGGATCATCAGGTAGGTGATCTGCTTCATGTGCGTCAGCAAGTCGTTGATGGTGTCTTGCTGGTTCAGTACAAGCTGGACCTCGCTTAGTCCGAGACAATCGATGCCTGACTGGTTCAGCGAGAACATGCTGTATGGGATGTAGTCGATCTTGTCTTCGAACACGACGGCATCAGCTTGTTTGATATAGTGCTGCATGATGCCGCGTTCGCGGTCGTAGTACTCGTAGATGGTTACCCATTGGAACGCATCCCGTACGGTGTCTGTGGCCCCTTGTTGGTTGGGGTCGAGCAGCCACTTCGGGTATCGGTCGGGCGTGACATCCTTGACCAAATCTGCCTTGTATTGCCCTGACTTGACTCGCTGCTTGAACTCATCGAACGAGATGACAGTGGCTTCAATCCAGTACCGAATGTCATCTGTGTCACGTACAGTCAGGTCGAAGAAGACACTGGATGGGTTGACTGAGCGGATAACTGGGATGTCTTTCTTTGCATCCCATCCGGTCTTGAAGATACCACGCTTGCAGAGGACGGAGTCGATGAGAGCGGTGGCTGCCTTTCGTCTGAACCTGTTGGTTTCAAACACGTATTCGATCAGACCTGTGACCGATGTGGCGGCATCTTGCGAGTTTGGGTTGCGGGCAACTGCACCGACTGATGGGTTGGGTCCGAGAAGCGCACTGACTGCTGTGTCAGCAATCGCGTAAATCATGTTCTTGGAACAGAGGTACGATTGTGTCTGTGCGTTGGTCAGGTCGCTATCACTTGAGGTGAAGAAGCTACCTCGATAAAACCTGCGGGCTTTATCGAAGTTCTTCTTCTCTGAACGTTTGTAGTAGTTCAGATGCCTGTCGATCAGCTTTGATAGCTTTGATGACATAGTGACTACCTATTCTTTGGGGGTGCCGTCTTCGTTGTACATACCTTTCATCAGCGGATTGTCCGCGCGCAGTTTCTGGAACCTCTTGAGATCTTCTCCCTCGAGTTTCGTCCCGCCGAGTTGAACGGTACTTGTGAACTCGGAGTCATCGGCGCGGGCCTCCTTCGTGCTCTGATCCATTTTCTTGTTGAGGTCATCTGCCATGGTTACTTCCAAGCGCTTGAAGCGGGTTTGAATGGTGAAGTGGCTTCACGAACCTTTTTGTCCCGAAACCGGTCGAGTTGTCTGATTGTAACTTGTCCAGGAAGGTAATCCGATTTTACTTCGGCTGCGGGCTGAGCAAAGTGTCGTCTGGAAAGGACGTCTGCGGCCATAACGGCGGTACGTGCTCGGTCAAAGTGATGGATTGTTCCGTCTTCTCCGCGGACGCGCTTCTTGCGGCTTCCGTCGTAGTTCAGCAACTGGTGGAGCATTCCTCGACTTCGGATGATGAGGTCGCCTTGTCGCAGCATCTGTACAAGTCGTGCCTCTGACTCCTGCAATCTCTTGTTGGTGGCGTACCAACCTGGGTGGTTTTGGTCGGTCCACAGGAGGTTTCGTGTACCTTGGTCTTTCAGGATGGCGATGCAGGCTGTCGCGTTGGATTCGACTGCGATGAGCGCCCCCAGGTATCGCTTCTGAACTGAGACGAGCCGTTGAGCAAATCGGTCAGGCAACTCTCGGTCTTCCCAGAACGCGACTTCTCTCCATTCTGTGGCATCCCAGACAGTCAAGGCTGATTTGTCACCTGTGCTTCCGAATCCCGCGGGGTCTGCTGTGATGAGGTATTGGT